AAAGGCGGGGTTAATACCTGCTTGTAAAAGCAACTTACTAGCGTTAACGGGATTTTTGTACTTATTATACATATACTCGTTAAAGCTATTCTGACGGTCGATAGCTTCATAACTAGCCTTTTGCGCCTTATGCGAACCAAGGAGAGAAGCACCAGCACCGAGAATCGGGGAAACGGCACTAGCAATACCTGAAAGAGTTGAAAGAAAAGAACCCATATAATTGATATTTAAAGAGTTAAGCCCCCTACTGAAGTAGGGGGCAAATAAATATTAAACGTTATCACTAGGAGTTTGAGGAGGCTCAGGAGTCTCAGGAGTCTCAATATCCATATTATCGCAAATTTGGTTAACATAACTTGCGAAATCCTTTAACTCACTAGGAGTCTGCAATGAACGCAATTTGCAAAGCTGCAACTTTACATCATCGCTCAAGGACTCAAAACCTGAAGAAGTCTTAATAAGCTGCAAAGAAGCGAGAAGCGACTGACGCTCTGATTCACTGCACGTTGGGTCAAGAGCGCGAACAAGTGGTTCACAACGTTTACCAGTAGTCTCATCAAGAGGACAGAGAGCATTCATTTCATCCTGATTAATAACTTTCTCAGGGTGCACCTCATAAGAGGGAGACGGAGCAGCAATATAACAATGCTGAAAATAACTACTATAATTCATAAGCAAACTAAATTAAAGGCTCACCGCTAACCGACATAGGCAAAACGGCTTGAACATTATTAGAAACTTCACAGATAAACTGGTCTTGGGTCTGAAATCCCTCATACTGATTGACAAAGATACTATTATACAACGCAGGATTGATATAAAAGAAATTCTTTGAAAGACCATCCTTACACCAAAAAGACGCTTTATCATCCTCAAAACCAGCAAGGCGAGGAGCTGTCCAAGAGGAAAGAGTCGGCTCACCACTAGCAGAACGATAAATATTACCATTCAATTGACCGTGAACCTCATCAATATGGGTTTTATACTCAGTATAACGTGGAATCCAACCGAGAACGGCAGGAGACTGAATACCACCTGAGCCAGGCACTTTAGCAAGATACAAAGACGTAGCATCTAACGGCTGTTTACCAAGATTATCGAACTCAGGCTGAAAATACTCAGAAGAAGACAGCTTTTTATTAAAGATATTAACACCGTAGGAGGAATAATCAACATCAGGGACAAAGGAACAAATACCCATCAGGATACCGTGTTCTTTAGTGTCAAACTCAAAAGTATCTGAACCACTTGCAACACCATTTCCGTAAATACGACCTACTGGAGTGCCTTCAAAGGCATTATCCGAAGAAGTAAGAGTATCAGCAGTAGAGGTAATTGGATTAACCTGAATAACACTAGAAGCAGAGCCAACAAACTGACAACGCATCTGAGGAGCATAAGCATCAAATCCATACCGAGCCTTAATCTGTGACTTATAATCACCATCAGAAGCCTGAGACATCAAACGATAAAGTTTATCGAGCGCAAAGGCGGAACGAAGATTAGCAACAGAAAAGCTAAGAGACTTAGCAGTGTTCAAAGTATCACCTGAATAAAAAGAACCCTGAGAACCTGAAACGGTAGAAGTAATAGGATACATAGAAATATTACTATCATTCTTCAAATCAGGGAAAGCAGGAGCAGAGAAATAGGTGGACATAAAATCAGCACCCTGAAACTGAGTACTAGCAATAGTAAACAAATCTTTTTTCCAAGGGCGATAATTTAAAGCGAGATAATTATCCAAGAAGTTCTGCAACGTAACAGCATTCCAAGAAGAGGTGAGGTCTAAATTAAGACCGTCAATATTCCAAGACTTTACACGATTATTCTCCCAATTTGCAACACGATAAAAATCAGCACAAATCTTCTGATAAGCCAACAAGCGGAAAGGATTCATAACAGCAGGGGCGAAATCCTTAGCATCAGGAGTATAATAACAACCATAACCAAGCAAATCCAACAAACGCAGAGCGTTCTGAATCTTAGGATAACCAAGAATATCTGTACCAAGACCACCTGTAGGTGTAGGGTTAGAAGCGGTAAGTTTCTGCTTAAAAGAGTTATAAATCTTTGACAAATCAAATTTAGGAGATTCAGCAGAAACAGAAGTATCATACAAAGAAGTAGGATATTTCGTACCTGTAACAAACTGAGGGAAATCACGCCAAAGCAAACGATAAGGGACAAAGAAAAATTCTATGTGCTGAGTACACTGAATGAATGCAGCCGAGTTCATAGGCATTGTACGGGTGAACATACGGGCATTAATGCGGTAATGCTCGTCAGGATTGCATTCACGGACAAAACACGGCAACAACATACCGAGGCTACCAGTAAACTTGTTACTATAGCCAACATCAAACGCGTTACGAGATACGTTTGAAATCGAAAGCGGTTTTTGTAAAACTGACTTAACCATAATGTAAAATATTAATTAATAAATAATACCCTTTTGGCGGGCATAAAACTCTTTATACTTTTTACTCTTGTTACGGTCAACACACTTTTGAGTAGTGTTAACACGAAAATTCATATTAATTGAGTTATTATATAAGAAATCCAAAACAGCAGGAGACAACTCAAGACCGTTGTAAATATCTGAGATACCGAAACCAAAATTATTTAATTGCCTATTAAGTTCAAATCTATTAACGGCAGGAGTAAGCACCCTAGGTAGAGAATGAACGAACTCAGGATAATAGCTAAGAAGATAGATTTTAGCCTGAAAGCGCTGAGTAAATATATACTCATTATATGAATTGCGAGAGCCATTTAACAACTCTTCTTGTTCGGCATAAAACTTAGACAACTTGTATAACTCAAGATTACTATATAATCTATCAAGACACTCAATATATTGACGTGGAGACAACCGAAGAGTAACATAACGACCTGTAAGCTTGCCAAAATTATCACGTTCAGGGACATCGAAAGAGCGAGAACACCAATACTTAAGCATACGATGAAATCGGCTATTTTGATAACGATAGTAATCATTATAAGGGGTATCCTCATAATCCTGATTAAAGTCATAACACACCAAGTCTTGTTTCTTTTGGTCAAAGAAACCACGTCTAACAACCGGCCTTTTTACATACCTTCCTGCTTCATACTTAGCAAATATTGATAATTTATCATCAACAGATGAAACGCTATATGCTTCACATTTAGGGAAGTATCTAAGCAAATACGTGTAGGGTAGAGGGTACTCGGTAAAGGATTTCTCATCATCATCCCATTGAGGATATAAGATAGTTCCATTAAAGAGTGCATCCGTAAGGACTTCACGGCTAACTTTGTAAGAACCAATAATAGGATTTTTACTAGCGAGCACTTTCGGACGGAAGGGTTTAGCCTGAAGAACATCAGGCAAACTATATGTGCCACATACATATGATGCAACGTAGGAAGGAGCAGCTTTTGTGACGTGTTGTGAGTCGCATCTATCCGGACTACACATCTGCCAACTCTCGTATATAAGACCGTGCCAATAGTCTCTATCGGCAGATTTTGCGCTATTCTTGTAGGAGTCAAGAAAATCGTTTGCCAAACACTTTTCGTTAAACCACAGAATGCCGTGGTAATGTGGACGCAAGGTAGTTGGTCCATATTCGCCATTAATAAAGATTCGGAAAAGCGGCTCTTCTTTAAGCTTGCCATTAACGAATAGACTTGTATAATATTTTTTATTGCGCTGAACATATCTTTTGAGATTTATAAACAAACGTTTCTTAAAATTTATAATATCCTGCTTCCAAAGGACACCGAAACAATCGATATCAATAGGGCATTCATTAGACTCTATAGGGTGAACACCTTGTACCTCAGAATCGTGAATGATAACAGTACTTTCACCATCAACAACTTCTTTGCGGTTGCGAAGAATCCACCATTTACCAACACGCTCTAAATAGGGAATATGCTCATTATCGTAAGTGAGAGTGAAAAAGATAGCATAAGGATGTTGCTCAGACTCCTTATAGCATCTTTGCGTCAATTCATCCGAACGCATCTTAAGGCAGTAAGGACATTTGCCACAGTTATGCCATTCAAACTCACCTCTAGAATAATTATAAATACGAAGTGGATGATAGCAACGCATAGCAGGAGTGACTTTTTGCCTAAAACGCTTAACATATTCCTTAATACTATCTTTCATAATAACTACAACGATGTATAACCCAACTGAGCAGCCAACGCAGTAAGAGCGTAAAGAACTGCCTTAACAATAACTTTAATAACTTCTTCTTTCTTGAACATAACTTATTTATTTTTAATGATAATAGTAATCGGCTCTTTACTGATAGCTTCCAAACAACAATCAAAAAGCTTATCAAGGTTAGAACCTGAATACGACAAACGACCACATTCCTCTCGTTTACCTACAAGGATACAACCAACAGTATCTCTTGGGGTATTGCCTGAATGAATGAGAATACCAGAGCGACCACGAACACCGCAGAGAGTAAGCATATACTTACCAAACTTTGGAGAATAATGCA